CTGGTCGTTTACGACGAGGCGCAGGAGCTGACGGACGACCAGGTCGATGCCATCATGCCGACACTGAGCGCATCGACCACCGGCACGCGGCAGATCATCTACACAGGGACTCCCCCCTACCCCGGCTGTCCCGGGAATGTTTTCAGGCGACGCCGGAAGATCTGCACAGACGATCCGGGAGCACACGACTGCTGGCACGAGTGGAGCGTGACGGCCGACGGCATCGATCAGCTTAACATCGACGACACCTCGCTCTGGTACATGGCAAACCCCGCGCTCGGCATCAACCTGACGGAAGCCTTCACCGCGCAGGAGCGCAGGACGCTGACCGCGGACGGCTTCGCCAGGGAGCGGCTCGGCTGGTGGTCCCCTGTTTTGGAGCACGAACTGGACTACGCAATCCCGGCGGCCGCCTGGGACGCCTGTGTGAGCACAGAATCGCGGCCAGACGGCAAAATCGCCTATGGGGTGCGGTTCAGCTACGACGGAAGCACCGTGGCGCTGTGTGGGGCCGTAATCGCGCAAAATGGGCAGGCCCGCGTGAGCATCATCGACCTGCAGCCGACCGGACGAGGAACGCAGTGGCTGGCCGACTGGCTCAACGCCCGCAGCGGCAAGGCCTGCTGCGTAGTGATCGACGGCCGGAACGGAGCCGACGTCCTTATTGATAAGATCGCCGGGACCTGGAAGGCAAAAGGCAGCGTGATCCGGCCGACCGCCCGGGAAGTGGTGGCGGCAGCCTCCACGCTGTGCAACGAAATCAACGAGAAAACAGTGTCCTGGCATTCAGGACAGCCGGCACTCCGGGAGAGTGCCATCACCGCGACAAAACGGCCCCTTGCCGGAGGCTGGTCCTTCGGCGGAGAGAACGCCCCGCCGATCGAGGCGGCAGCGCTGGCCCTCTGGGGCGCCAGAACCAGCAAGCGGGATCCGTCCAAAAAAATGAGGATAGGGTGAGTGCATTATGATTCTTGATATCGTACCCAGCGGCGTCCAGGGCCTCGCTCAGGACGAAATCAGCGCGATGACAGATCTCCTGGAGATCTTCGCCTACTATCAGCCGAAGAACGCGGAGAAAGACAAATACTACGAGGGTAAGATCAGCCTCGATTCTGTCAATCTCGGGCTTGCACTGCCGAAGGGCATGCAGGGCCTCGAGATCGGCTGCGCTTGGGGTGCTAAGTGCGTGGACGTCCTCGCTGCGCGATCCATGTTTGACGGTTTCGTCGGCATGAACGGCGAAGACGTGGAAGCCATGGACGAACTCGTCCGGAACAATCGTCTGATATTTGAATACACCAAAGCCTGCAGGGACGAACTGAAATATGGCAGCTGCTTTGCCACCCTGAGCAAAGACAACCAGATCGGCTGCAAGATCCGCTTCCACAGTCCGAGGACCGCAGCGGCCCGCTGGGACGGCAACAAGAACAGGATCGCCTACGGAATGGCCATTATCGCATCCGCAAAAAACCAACTGGATCCTGCTATTCAGGCGGCCGTGACGACTTATCTCTACATGGATGACCGGATTGTGGTTTTTAAGCGCAACGGAGATAAAAACTGGAGTGCGGAGCGTTATCAGCACAAGATGGGCCGGCCCCTGATGGAGCCACTCGTCTGGAATGCCACCAGCGGAAAACCCTTCGGCCGCAGCCGGATCAAAGAACCGGTCCGGAGGCTGATCCAGGGCTACGTCCGCACGATCGCAAACGCGACCATCGGCCTTGAGTTCGCCACGAGTCCGCAGAAATACCTGCTCGGCGTGACGGATGACCAGTATGACAAGCTCATCAATGAGAACTTCCGGCAATACGTCGGCAGCATGCTGGCCAGCACGACCAACCCGGACACCGGAGAAAAGCCGACCTTCGGACAGCTGGCCCAGGGCAACATCAGCCCGCACGTGGAAATGCTGCGGCTCCTGTCGACGCAGTTCTCCGCCGCCACCGGCCTGCCGGTGACGGACTCCGGCGTGGTCAATGACGCAAACCCGACCAGCTCTGATGCGATCCTCGCTCAGACCCAGACCCTCGTCTCCATGGCTGAGGAACTGAACGCCGGCAACGGCGACTCCCTGCGAACCATCGCCCTGATGGCGCAGGCAATCATGGATGACAGCTCCCTGGACGACCTGAGCGAAGAACAGAAGGCTATCGTGGCTCACTTTAAAAACCCGGCCATGCCGAGCGTGGCCGTGACCGCGGACGCGGCGATCAAAATCGCGAGCGCCCGCCAGGGCTTCGCCTCAACCGACACCTTCCTGGAGATGATCGGCTTCGACCAGGCGGACATCCGCAGGATCAAAGCACAGGAGCAGCGTGCCAGAGGCCGGGCGATCCTTGAGGAGCTCGCAATCTGATGCAGATCAGCGAGCGCAGCTGGCAGGGCTACATCAACGCCCTGCGGAAGGTTAACGACAAAGCGAGCGCCGAGATCCTGACCTGGCTGAAGACCCACGGCATTCCGCAGGACCGCGAGGCCATGAACGGCCTGATCGACTTCGCCTACGCAGTCTCGACGACTTACGGCGAAGCAGCCGCGGAACTTGCCGCCGAGATGTACGAGGCAACGGCAGCGCTCAGCGGCGTGATCATCGAGCCTGCCGTGCCGGCAGCCACTCCCGAGATCGGCGAGGTGGCCAAAACGGTCGTGGGCACGGCAAAGCTCAACAACGAGGAGATCCTCTCCGCCGCCATCGGACGCCTGGTCAAGCAGACCGGAGTCGACACCACCATGCAAAACGCGCTGCGAGACGGCGCGGAGTGGGCCTGGATCCCGCACGGAGAGACCTGCGCCTTCTGCATCATGCTTGCGTCAAACGGATGGCAGCGGGCCAGCAAGAAAGCCCTGAAGAACGGCCACGCGGAGCACATCCACGCGAACTGCGACTGTACCTACGCGGTGCGATTCGACAGCACGAGCAACGTAGCCGGCTACGATCCGGAGAAATACTTCGAGATCTACAGCAACGCCGAAGGCCACAGCTCAAAGGACAAGCTGAACTCCATGCGCCGGGACTTCTACGCCGAGAACAGCGAGGAGATCAACGCGCAGAAGCGCGACAACTACGAAAAGCGGAAAGAGCGCGAGAGCTCCGAAGCAGAAGAAACGGACGTGTGATAATGGGATCCTACTCCTACGGAAAAGACGAGGTCTGCGCCTGGATCCGGCAATACTTCCCGAGGGACGCAACCATCCTGGACGTGGGCGCATGCGACGCGAACTGGCGGCGCAGGCTGCCAGAATATCCAAATATGGACGCGGTGGAGGCATTCAGCCCGAACCTGCAGTATTTATCCGACTACCGGACTGTCTATCATGCGGACATCCGGGACTTTCAGTTCTCCAACTATGACCTGATCATCTTCGGAGACATTATCGAGCATTTGACCGTCGGAGAGGCGCAGGCCGTGCTCGCATACGCCTGGCAGCGCTGCAGCGACATGATCGTCGCCGTGCCGTTTCTCTATCACCAGGGAGCCATCTACGGCAATCCCTACGAGGTGCACATCCAGGACGACCTGACAGCTGAAAACTTCGCCGAGCGTTACCCGGATCTGGAGGTCCTGTTCAATCCCGGCCACGGCTACTGCTACTACCACAAAGGAGGCGCAGCATGAAGGTCCTGATCCACGCCTGCCCGAAGCGCATGTGGTACGTCGAGGAGTTCCTGGCACCGAACCTGCGGAGCCAGGGCGCCGAGGTCGAGATCTGGAACGATGTGCAGGGCATAGGCAACCTGTACGCCTGCATGGAGAGCTTTAAACGGCGCCTCGGAAACGGCGCCACCTGGCACATCCAGGACGACGTCCTCCCCTGCCGTGACTTTGTGCAGCGCTGCAGCGAGTATGAGAACGACAAAGTGGTCTACGGTTTCTGCTGCCAGCGCTTCACCGACGACCCAGGTCAGACCGGCCTCGTGCATACTCCCGACGCCTGGCACAGCTTCCAATGCGTCCGGATCCCGGACGAGTACGCCAGAGGGTGCGCCGAGTGGTTCTTCTCCGAAGGCTGGCAGAAAAGTACGCTGCCGGAGCTCCAGATCCTGAAGGGCATGCGAAAAGGCGACGATACCTTCTTTCGGGAATACCTGCAGCTGCATCACCCATACGACCTCGTCCGGAATGTCAAGCCGAACCTGGTCGAACATATCGACTGGCTCCTGGGGGGCTCCGTTTTGAGCCACTGGCGCGACTATCTCGCACGCGCAGAGTTCTGGGAGGATGAGACACTGGTCGAGGACATAAAACGCGAAATCAAGCGCAGAAACGCGCCTGGTGAATAAATAGAGGGCAACTCGTAAAACTGCAGCCGGCAGCGGAGGCAACCCGCGTCAACAAAGCGTAGCCGCGTAGAAAGGAACCAATGAAACGCACAGACATCACCCAGCTTTTCCCCGACGCGCCGAAAGAGACGATCGACAAACTCATGGACCTGAACGGCGCCGACGTCAACGCCGTGAAAGCCGAGGTCGAAAACCTCAAAGCTCAGCTCGCCGAAGCCCAGAAGAACAAGGCCGGCGAGGAACTGCAGAAGGCACAGCAGCAGATCACCCAGCTCCAGACCGAGCTGGACGGAATGAAGGCAGCCGAGACCATCCGCCTGACGCGGGAAAAGGTCGCCGGCGCAAAGAAGGTCCCCGCGCATCTCCTGACCGGGGAAACGGAGGAGGCCTGTGAGAAACAGGCGGATCAGATCCTCGCTTACGTCCAGAGCAGCAAGGCTTATCCGAACCTCCCGGACGGCGGCGAGATCCACAACCCGCCGAGCAATTCCACGCGGCAGCAGTTCGCCGAGTGGGCAAAAGAAAATCTATGATTTGAAAAGGAGTACACAATTATGAGTGGCATCTCTACCAACAGAACCAACATCACCCTGCCGGCAGAAGTCTCCAGGGAAATCCTTCAGAAAACCCAGCTGGCCAGCGCCGTCATGCGCCTGGCTCGCCAGATCTACCTCCCCGGCCGCGGCGTTCAGATCCCGGTAATCACTCAGGATCCTCAGGCCGCGTGGGTTTCCGAGACCGGTGCAAAGGCAGTCAGCAACCCCGGCCTCAGCACCAAACTGATGCAGGCCTACAAACTGGCCGTCATCGTCCCCTTCTCCGATGAGTTCCGGCGTGACGCCGCGTCCCTTTACGACGCGCTGATCTCCCGCCTGCCCCTGGCCCTCGCTGAAAAGTTCGACGCGACCGTCATCGGCGCCGTCG